CTTTTTTGTCAGCATCACAGGCAACGTAACATCTAAACATTTAGATAGGCAACACCGAGTAAACTTTAGAAAGGCAACTCAACTATGGCATCATTAGCAGAAATTCGCGCAAGACTAGCCGCCAGCGAATCAAAACAAGGCGGAAACTCCACAGGCGGTGACAACTCGATTTACCCACACTGGAACATGGAAGAAGGCCAAAGTGCCACACTCCGTTTCTTGCCTGATGGTAATTCAAAGAACACATTCTTTTGGCAAGAACGGGCCATGATCCGCTTGCCATTCAATGGCATCAAAGGCGAAGCAGACTCAAAACAAGTCTACGTCCAAGTGCCATGCATGGAGATGTGGCAAGAGACCTGCCCTGTGCTGACAGAAGTTCGCACCTGGTTCAAGGACAAGGCTCTAGAAGACATGGGTCGCAAGTACTGGAAAAAACGCAGTTACATTTTCCAAGGTTTTGTGCGTGAGAATCCACTTGCTGACGACAAGACACCAGAGAATCCAATCCGCAGATTTATCATTGGTCCGCAAATCTTTACACTTATCAAAGGTGCACTGATGGATCCAGAATTGGAAGAATTGCCAACAGACTTGATGCGTGGCCTGGACTTCCGTATTAGCAAGACCAGCAAAGGTGGATTTGCTGACTACAACAGTAGCAAATGGGCACGCAAAGAGTCGGCACTGACCGAAGTGGAACAGGCAGCAGTAGAAAAGCACGGCCTGTTTGACTTGAGCACATTCTTGCCCAAGCGTCCAGGTGAGGCCGAAGTCAAGGTGATCAAGGAAATGTTTGAAGCAAGTGTGGATGGGCAGACCTATGATACCGAACGTTGGGGTCAGTATTTCCGTCCAGCAGGGGTCAATGCTCCAGCTGGTGGATCCGGTACTGCACAAGTAGATGAAGATGCTCCCGCAGTTGTGGCCCGACCAGCTTCGGCGGTTTCAAGCAGTTTTGACGAAGATGATGCGCCTGCTGTGGCATCAGCACCAGTGGCGGCCAAACCCGCAACTCAAAAAGCTGAAGACATCTTGGCCATGATCCGGGCACGTCAAAAGCAGTAAGCTATTGATAGATCAAGCACAGGGAAAGTCCCTGTGCATCTACCTGATTACAGATAATGAAATTAAATTTAATATTTGAAAATACCAACGATTCAATTGAGTTTGATATTGTTTATAATTCAGACATATTGGAACATGTGGTAGCAAAATCCAATGCTGACGGTTGTAACAGTTACTCAGATGACGGCAATATTTCTTCATCAGTTGACCGTTATTTGAACCAGTTGCACAATGCTGTGACTTTGACCAACTCTGTGATGCCGAGATTGTGCCATCAAAAGTTTGCCGAGCATACAGATCTTCTCGAATATCTTGATCAAAAATTTCTTAATCGTCAACACGAACAATGGGTGCTGTCTCAACAGAACATTGTTGACATAGATAAATTGCGATTTTCACAAGACAAAACTGTCAGCCAACTTGGATGGACATTGCACGATCTTTATCCAGATGAAATCCGACAAATACGGCTGGCCGAGGCCATGAAAAAATTAGGATTTATCTTTCCCTACGAAGAAGTCAACATGACAGTGCATAGATTAGAACATTTTTTTACCAAAGACATCGAATTCAAGGCACAATCAAAATGGCAAGTGTTTGATAATCCATTCCAAAACACTATGATCAGCAACAATGATGTGGTAAATTTGAGTTTTGGTTACACCTACGTTGGCAGGCAGTTTTATAACAAATGGCAATTTTGGGACACTGATTTAGAATTTGTAGATCATTACAACTACGAAACTTTGGAATATGCTTTTCAACTCAATCTAGATCGACCTCAAACAATACCATACAGCAAAGAATTCATCAACTGGCAACAACAAAAAGGTGTCAAAGCAATAGCAACACAAATTCCAATTGCCAACATCATAGACTTAGGAAAAAATCTCAAGTATTATAGAACTATGTTATATAAAAATTCTAAAGCCAATAATCGGGCGACTCTACTACTTCACTAAAGGAAAATCATGGGAAAACCATTTGACGTAAGCAAGTTCCGCAAGGAAATCACCAAGAGCATCGACGGACTCAGCATCGGCTTCAATGATCCCACAGACTGGATCAGTACAGGCAACTTTGCACTTAACTACTTGATCTCTGGCGACTTCAACAAGGGTATTCCCCTGGGCAAGGTCACGGTGTTTGCTGGCGACTCGGGTGCAGGCAAGAGTTATATTTGCTCAGGCAACATTGCCAAGCACGCACAACAACAGGGTATCTTTGTTGTGTTGATCGATAGTGAAAATGCTCTGGACGAGGACTGGCTCAAGGCCTTGGGAGTAGATACCAGCGAAAGCAAACTACTCAAACTCAGCATGAGCATGATTGACGACGTGGCCAAGACCATCTCAACATTCATGGCCGACTACAAGGCCTTGCCCGATGGTGAGCGTCCCAAGGTCATGTTTATTATAGACAGCTTGGGCATGTTGCTGACACCCACTGACGTAAATCAGTTTGATGCTGGTGAAATGAAAGGTGACCTAGGTCGCAAGCCCAAAGCACTCACAGCCTTGGTTCGCAACTGTGTGAACATGTTTGGAAACTACAACGTGGGCTTGGTGTGTACCAATCATACCTACGCCAGCCAGGACATGTTTGACCCCGATGACAAAATCTCGGGTGGACAAGGCTTTATCTATGCCAGCAGTATCGTAGTGGCCATGAAGAAGATGAAGCTCAAAGAAGACGAAGATGGCAACAAAATTTCGGAAGTCATGGGCATCCGTGCCGGATGTAAAGTAATGAAAACACGCTATGCCAAACCTTTCGAAGGTGTGCAGGTCAAGATTCCTTATGAAACAGGCATGAATCCTTATTCGGGCCTGACAGATTTGGCTGAAAAGAAAGGCCTGCTGAAGAAGGACGGTAACCGACTCATGTTTGTGACGTCGGATGGCGAGATCATCAAACAGTTCCGCAAGGCCTGGGAAAGCAACGAAGAAGGTTGCCTGGACAAGGTCATGGCTGATTTTGCAAATCAACGGGAAACGGTAAGTACTGAAGATACAGCCACGGAGGAATAACGGATGTCAGTAGAATTAAGCAAAGAGATTTGGAACGAACTCAAGCGTTATGTAAACACAGTGGATCGCGACGAAGCGGCAGAAACCTTGGTAAGTGTATTAATTGACAATGACGCAGACGCTGATGAAATTAAAACAGTATTTAAAAGCGACAGTGAAGTTAAACGTGCTCTTGCTCACTATCTTAAAGATCATGAAGATCATGAGGATGAGGATGAAGACGAGGATGAGGATGAGGAGGATTGGGAAAACTAATGTCCGACCAAGTATTTCCTATTCGCAATGACACTGCTTGTGTTTATAAATGGGGATGGAATACCTTCCGGCTGTACAACGGAACTTCTAGTAGCTGTCACAGGGTAGATACTGTATCAGTTACTCTAAACAATTTTGATGATTTTCACAATACTCCTGAAGTATTAAACGACAGACAACAAATGCTTGCTGGTCAATGGCCCGGACGTGGTTGCGAGTATTGCCAAAATGTCGAAAAACAAGGCGGAGTTAGTGACCGCTTGTATCATAATAATATTCCAGGTTTAACTCCGGTGGACTTTGATCCAGCCGGGGATCAAAAAGTAACACCTCGCATAGTAGAGCTGTATTTGTCTAACACGTGTGATCTTGCTTGTGTGTATTGTTCGCCTATATTCAGTTCAAGAAACAACGAAGAACTTAAAAAATATGGACCGTATCCTGTCGGTATCATGCCAGTGAAACAGATATCCAATAGAGACCAGTATTTTTCTGCATGGTTGAATTGGGTAGATAGAAACTATCAAAGCATTGAAACTATCAGCATACTTGGTGGAGAACCTTTTTTGCAAAAAGAGCTATGGAGCATATTAGAATTTGTAAAAAACAAACAAAATCAAACTCTAACCATTGCAATCAACACCAACCTAAATTCAAAGCCAGCTGTGGTAAAAAGATTTGTTGAGACCTGTAAAGATCTGATAGTTACTAAAAAAATCAAACGAGTGCAGATCAATGCAAGTCTTGACTGCTGGGGTCCGCAAGCAGAATTTATTAGAAATGGGCTGGATCTTGCTCAATGGCAAGAAAATTTTGAATACCTAATACAGCATAAGTGGTTGTCAATATCCGTACATCAGGTTGTTACTTCGTTAAGTATTGGTACTGCATTAGATTTGCAAAATCGAATTGCAGAGTATAAAAAACAAAATTCAAAAATTACTCAATCCTATCATGTGGTTGATAGCGGGTATGAAGAAATATACCATCCTAATATGTTTGGTGCTGATTTTTTTAAAAACAAACTAGGTGAACTGCTAGAATATTATCCAGTTACAACATCGTGGGACCTTGAAGCCCGTAAACGATTAGAAGGAGTGTGTTTAATGGTCAATGCACAAACACCAGATCGCACAAAGCTATCCAAACTACATGCCACACTAAATGCCATAGATCATCGACGCGGAACTGATTGGAAAAAGTTGTTCCCGCACATCAATCAATATTTTATAGAAAACAAAATTTAAATATGTGGTACAGCAAAATCACTACATCGCTAGGAGACATTCCTGATTTCATAGCTCATTATGAAAGTGAACTGGAAGACGCACGACGTGATGTGCGAGTCACTGGCCTAATGGAAAAAAATATCAAGGAACTACCGGGCATAACCGAACACAGATTTAACCAGCTACAAGAGATAGAAGCAGTGCTGAACTATCTTAACATCCAATTACGAAAAATCCGCCGTCGACATTTCCAAAAATATCTAGAAGGCTACGCTCGTGCGTTGACCAGCAGAGATGCTGAAAAATACGTAGACGGCGAAGACGAAGTCATAGATTTTGAAACCATCATCAACGAAGTTGCCCTACTGCGCAATCGCTGGCTGGGCATCATGAAAGGTCTGGATAGTAAGTCCTGGATGAGTGGACATATTGTGAGATTGCGTACCGCAGGTATGGAGGACATACAGGTATGAAGTTTGTACATCCCGGTGACAGTCACAGCCACAGTCTACAGGTGTTGAATGCCTTGTATGAATACGATGACTTCATGGCCAGTGTG